GTCGTAGTTGCATTTGTATAAATATATAAAAAAAAGGGGTCGTTTAAAACCCCTTCAAAAAAATAAATTTTATTTTGTTTTCTTAAAATGGTAGATCATTAGATACTGGAGCTGTAGTATTCTCTTGTTCTCTTTCAGCTAACTTAATAATGTCGTTAGTCCATACTACTTTACCGTTACCAAGATAGTTTCTTTGTACTTTGGCATCTCTTTCTTCTTTTGTTTGAGAATCCATTAAAGCCACGTTGTTACCGTATCTTGTATCGTCATTTACTGAAATGGTTAAGTTATAATAAACTGCACCATCTTTACCTTTGATAAATTTTTCTTTAGGTAATTTATCTACCCTAATACTCGCATTGATAATTGCACTCATAATTTATTGATTTTATTAATTAATTTATATTTTTTTTAAGCTATCTTTTTTATAAAAAACAAGAGGTTTAAATTTTTTTATACCATTATTATTTTTACCATCCCAAATTCTATGAACATTATTTAATTTTATAGTATAAAACCCTTCATATTTTCCTTTATGGTTAAATACAATCCAAACTTCTTTTTGTGTTTTTTCTTGTATTTTTTTATATTCTTTAAAGTGTTTTAAGTCAAAACCTGTTTCTATTATTCCGTTAGTAGTATTCCATTGTTTTTTACTTTTTACTTCAATATAAATACTTTCTTTATTTTCGTTATAACAATCTAAATCAGGTAAAGTTATTTTGCCTTTTTTTGAAAGCAAAAAAGGTGCGTGTTCTTTATTAAATTGGTATAAAGGTAAAACAGTATAGCCAATATCTAATAATTTTAATGCTACTTCTTTTTCTCCTTCTTCCCCAAACTTTAAAAGTTTTTTAAAATTTTCCATCCTCTGCTCCATAAGTAAACCAGTTTTCCCTTTTTTCTCTTGCAAAATAATCTAATTTATAACCAGCAGTCATATTATCAACTTTAGTGTAAAATGCTTCTGGTTTTCTACTGTGTTCACGTCTTGGTTCTGTAATAATATCACGTTCTCCTGAACCATTTAAAATAGGATTACCTTTAGTGGCAAGTAAACAAAATTCAACTTGCATTCTTATATTTCTACCCATACCCATTTTAACTTTATCCCATACTATTGTTGCTTTATAATTAAATCCCCAAGCATTTAATAAATCAAAAGAATCTTTTAAAAAAGCGTGAGTAGTCCAAAGAAACATAACACAATCGTTTTTTGCAGGAATTTTTATATTTTTTAATTCTTCTACTGTCATAGTAGGATAATCAACACCCCCACGATTTCCGTTATCTTCAAATGATTTAGAACTACTGCCTCCACGTTCTGAATACTCCCAAGGTGGATCAATCGCTATTACATCATATAAACCATTTGGTGCTTTTAAACCTTTAGAAATTTCTTGTTTTATTTCTTCTATTTTTTCAAGTCTAATTTTCTTTTTTTCTTCTTTCTTAATTTCTTGGTAAGCTGCATTAATACTTACTTCGCCTGTAGATAGTTTTGCTTTAACTTCATCTGTAGCTTTTTCTTGTATTTTTTTTACTTTAGCTATTGTATCGTGTCCAACATTAGCAACTTTACCTATTTTTTTTATTGTTCTACCCTGTTCTGATTTAAGTACAGGGTTACCACTTAACATTCTTTCTTTAGCCTTGTTACTAAACACTTCTTCAAGTTGTAATGCTAAAACACTTCTTTGATAGTTGCTTAAATTTCTTCTACCAAATTGGTTTAGAATCATCCATTCTTTTACAGCTTCTTCATCTTTAAAATGCTTTGTTTCAGTTTGAATTTCTAAATCCCACTTCAAAGATATTTCATAACGGTTATGTCCATCTATAATAAAACCATTCCACACAAGTATTTTTTCTCTTATACCTTCATCTAAACAATTTTGTTCTAATTGCTTAAATTCTTCTTTAGTTAAAGCTGGTATTAAACTTTTAAATTCTTCTTTTATTTTTATCACTTGTTAATTTTTATTAATGTTTTCTTTTGTAATCCATTTTCCTTGATGGTCAATAACTGTATAGTTATGTTCCGTTAATAAAACTATAGCTTCATTTATTTCTTTAGCTGTTTTTCTATAGTGATTAAATATTTGATTCTCAAATGGATGATGGTCTTTTTCTTTATATATTTTGTCAGCCATTGTTTTTGATTTTATTTATTAATTCTACTTTTGTAGTTTTCTTTTTGAAAGAATCTGATTCATCTTCTCCAAAAACACCCAGTTCATAAAAACCAGTTAATTTTAATACAGCTCTTGACATAGCTCTTTTTTCTGCCATTTCAGCGACATACCAGCTTTGACAATTACCTTCGTTATAAGAAGCTCCTTTTAAAGCAGAACCAAATGTAATAATCTTTTTATTGTTTTTTGTGGCTATTGCTTTAAATACTGCAAAGTTAGTTTCACATTTAATTACTTCATAGTCTATAGAGATTTGTTCTATAGCTTGAATCTTGTCAATTCCTTGTCTTGTAATTATTGTGTAATGTTGATGTTTAAAAAAGTCATCTTTAGATAACTCGTACTTGTGATAAAGTTCTGCTAATTTTTCTTTGTTCATAATCCCATTAAGTTATTAGAATGTTCAACTTCGAGTTTAGCTTTTAAAACTTCATTTTCTTGTTCAAGTAAATCATTGTTCTTTTTTAACTTTTTGATTTCTTGTTCTTTGTTTTTAATAAAGTTTTGGTAAAATCCTACCTGAACATAGTGTTGTTCATAGGGTATGGTTCTGTTTTTAGTCATATATATAATTTTAAATGAATTATAAATATAAACAATTTTTTTAATAAATAAGCAAAAAAAAAGGGCTAAAATAAATTAACCCTCTTTTATACAAGACAAATGTAACAGAACACTATAAATATAAAAATTAGTTTAACTCTTTTATTAACATATTATAATGATTTATTAACTCGTGGATTTCAGTTGTGGAGAATTTAGTTATTTGTTTTGCTTTGTAATAAAGTGATTCTGCACATCCAGCTCCGTATTCTAAATCTAAATTTTTTCCAAATACAAATTGTTCTCCATACTTAAATACATTGCACCCTGCACATTGTACTTGACAATTTATTTCATCGAAACGAGTAGAATAATATTTACGACTTTGAAAATGACCACATTGTAATTTTTTCCAATGATCTTTTTTGCCACAAGTAAAACATTGTGCTATTCCATTTTTAGCATAACGTTGTCTAATATATAAACTGAATACTTTGTCAAGTTTTTTAATTAATTTACTTCTTGTTAATTTTTTCATTTGTAGGTATAACGTTATTGCATTTACTACACAAGTAATAATAACCGTTTTGATTACTACCTAAATATAGCATTTTGTATTTACATTTTATACAATTCATAATAACTAAAAAGAAAGAAAAAGAAAAAAAACAAAAAGAAAAAGAAAGAAAAAAGCCTACAAAAAAGAAATAATTTAATTACCTGTTCCAAGCACCGTCCATCTTTATTAGGTTGTGCAAGTTTTGCTATAAGCCAAACAAATATATAAAAATATTATTTACCTTGACCTTTATATTTCTTAAAATAGTTTTTTGAGCTTTTTAAGGCACTCATTTTACTTTTAGCGTGTATTCCCTTACGCTTTCTGGATTTGCTCTTATATGTGTTTATATTAATTCCTTTAGCCATTATTTCTTAATGATCTTTGCTGTTTTTTCTATACCTCTTGATGTAAAGTAAAACCCTAAACTCATTATAACTATCTGACCAAGCAAGTCTACATACTGATTAGCTATGTTAAATTCTCCTATGTTACCGTCTATTAAAGCAAATAGAGTATATAGAACTAAAGAAAATATAGTAAGCATAGGGCGTATATTCTTTGACAAGAAACTATCAGATGCCATATCTGCAGCGTGACGATTTGTTATTTCTCTTTCAAGATCAAGTTCAGCTTTTATAAATATCTCCTCCATCTCTTTTTCAAATTGAGCTTTTTCAACTTTACTAAAAGTATGTTTGTCTATAATACCAGATATTTTTTCTGCTATACTACCTCCTGCTCCTCCAAATAGTTTTGCTAAAATATTTTTCATTTTAATTCTTTTAATATTACATATATTTCTTCTAATTCTTTTTCCATATACTCAATTTTTAAATCTTGTCTACCATCTGCAGGTAATGCTCCTAATTCTCCTCTTGGCCATTTAATTCTAAATTCATCATTTAAACTTTGATTATATTGTAATCGAACTACATCCATTTGTAGTGTAGCTATTTCTGCTGTTAAAGTAAACCAAACACCTGCAATAGATAATATACCAACTATGATTCCAATTAAACTTTTTAAATCAAGTTGTATTTTAGATGATTCTACAATTTCTAAACTATCAGACATTATTTTTTGTCAATTTGTTTTAATTTACTTATAGCCCAGTTAATACCAGCAGAACCACCCCACGCATCCCACATAAGACCCCCACATCCTTCTGAATAAGGAACGTCTTTATGTTGTTGATGTCTTTTAAATGATGCCATTCTTGCTATAGTATCTCTTGTTATTTTTTTTTTGTCTGCTAATTGTCTTGCTCTTACCCAGCCTACTTGTGTTCCACATTTAGAACCATTTTTTTCTTTAAATGCTATAGCTCTTTTTGCATTGTTACTTGCACCTTGTGGATAATCGTTATATGATTCTAATTCTACCGAACCCTTAAAAGCATCATAACACATTGCTATTGCTTGATCTTTATCGTGGTATTTCATAAGTTCTGGAACACAACGCATCATAAAATTCTTTTGTTGTTCTCCTTGCTTTTTTTTAGGTATCGGCATTATTATAAAATTTAAAATGTAATACTATAAATACTACATAAATGTTTAACTCTGTAAAGTCAGTATGCTCATCTTCTGGCAAATAACTAAAACCAATTAATATGCCAAGAGCAAACCTTTCAATTATAGCAAATTCTACTTTTTTCATTTACAGCTTTTACATTCGCCTGTATAAGTGTAGTATCTGCCTTTGCGTTTTATTTCTAAAACTTGTTTTCTGTTTTTCTTTTTATTCCAACTGACGTGAATCCATTTAGGTTCGCCTTCTTCGTTAGGATATTCGTTTATTAAAATATCAAAGTCTAAATTGTCTTTAATGTAATGAAGCATTTCTAAATTAGTTTTACCTCCTAAAGAATCTAAATCAATAGCTAAACCGTCTTTATGGGCAGATGAAATAGCACCACCAATTCTTGAATTTAATTCTTCTGATCTATAAAAGCTGTTGATTCTTATAGGGTGGTCTACCCATTCTCTTAATGGCTGAAAGATTTTTTCTGCTATTAACTCCATATTTTCAATATGCTCTTTTTTAGGTTTATTTGATATACCTAAACGTTTTGCTGTTTCGGAACGTACTGCTTCCTTATAGCTTATGTTTTCGCTTATTTTCTTCATACATTAAATACCATTTGTGAGTTGTGTACAGGATTGTAACTGTAAGTAGTATTATTTTTAATACCATATCAATGTTTGTGAAACTCAACGTAAAAGCTGAAAAATTAATTGCATACAATTTCATATCCTGTAAACTCATTATTTATCTTCTTTGATTTCTTCATATGACCCATCCTTTAGGTCTATGTTTATTTTACCATATTTTTCTTCTAATGATTTCTTTGATTCTTCTTGTTTAGAAATTTCATCAGCGTACATATGATTTAAGCTATGGATTTGTGTACTTAACAATCCTATGTCGTGCTTAATAGCATTTAGCTTACCTTGTTGTTCTTGTAATTCTTTTAATTCTTCTTTTGTAATTTTTGACATTTTATTAAATTTATGATTAAGATATAAATATACTAATTTTTACATTTACATTCTTGTTTCAATTTGTCTACTTCTGCTTTTAGCTCTTGTATTGATTTTACAAGTAATGGAACAATTTTAGAATAATCAACAGATTGCATTTCTTCTGCATCTTTATCTCCTACAACTGCTTGAGGTAAAACTTCTTGTAGTTCGTGTGCCATAACACCATAACTTCTGCTTTCATCTGTTTTCCATTTAAAGTCATAAACAGGTATTTTAGAAACTTTGTTAAGTCCGTTAAAGTCTTGTAAATCTTCTTTTAATCTATAATCAGAAGTTGTATTATAATTAGTTGTTGTACCTCCAGAAGTTGTAATAGTACCAACAGAAGTTCCTGCAGAAGTAAAAAACTCTATTTGATAATTATTAGAAGGATTAGCCGACAAGTTTAATCTACCTGCACCTGAACCTGCTTGGTCACCCATATTAATTAACCCTGAACTGTCTATTAATAACCTTGTAGTTCCAGTTGTTGCAAAAGAAACCTCAGACTGACCTAATGCAGCAATTCTATTACCTGCTGTAATATCCATTATAGCTAAAACCTCAGCATTACCACCATTACTTTTAAAAGCATAAGTGTTTCCGTTT